ATGGAACATATTACTGGCAGCATTGTAGAAAGGAAGCGGAAGACGACCTCTTCGTAGATGCTGATGGGTTGCAACTAGAACTTCTAGGTGACCCTGTGCTATCTAAAGAATTTATTTTTAAAGCAATATTTTACTAATATCCGCCACCATATCCAGATCCAGAAGAGCCGCTAGAACTTGAACTAGAACTGCTAGAACTAGAGGAGGAACTAGAAGAAGAACTACTACTGGAACTCGAACTGGTCGAACTGGTCGAACTGGTTGATGAGTATGCTTGTTGGTTACTGACATCGCCTACGTTGCTAGTGGTGGTTGTGCTAGTTGTTGCTGATGTTGTCGAACTTACCACACCTGCGGTTGCACTGGTTGCAGAAGGTCCGTTATCAAATGATGTCACAGCAGTATTAACTGAAGATGCAGAAGCACTGCCACTAACATAACCAACAGCATCAAAGAATCTAGAAGCAATACTGAGAGGTGACTTCTTATTATTTACGTTATCTAACTCTGCATGAGGAGCGTACGAAACAAGAGTTTCAAACTCTTGAATCATTCTATCTACAATTCCTCTATTGGGAACTTTAATTATTCTTTTTAATTCATTTAAGTAATGTTCATGCTCATAATTAGATACTGGATATATTGAATCACTCTCACCTTTTGTAGTTCCGTCTGGTAAAACTGTTCTGTAAGTTGAATTTACTTGAATTCCTTCTTTGACTAAAACTATTCCATTATATAAAACCTCTTTTGTTTCATAGTGATGCACAACTTCTGGATCGCCATACTTTTTAACAACCATATCTTGTAGATCTGCTTCACTTCTTGGCCACTGCTCATAAAAATCAGTAATATTGTTTACCATTAATACAACCCAATCTAAAAATGGATCTCCTAATGCTGCTTCGGCAATCATTGAGGGAGTTTCGCCTTCTGATAACGAATACGATTCAAAGAAGGTTGTATATTTTTCTAGGTCTTCTCTTACTATAATTCTACGAGATATATTTTTTGCTAAACGATATTTGAAGGGTTCATCATTCTTGACACCCTCGCCAACATATACGTTTGGTAGAAAATTAAAATATGCCATTAGTATCCTCTTATGATGTCTGATTGACTGAGGAGACGAACCTCAGTAAATTGTACTTGTAGTTCAACAGCAGGAACTTGAATCATGGTACCGTCAATTCTTTTTATTGAGGTATACTGATTGTCTGGTGTGTAATTAACAGATAACCCAGAACATACACAGGTATCCATTAAAAAATGTAAAGTTAAACTTTGATTAACAGCTTCTGGATCTGCATAGGGTATACCTCCAGAAGCACTACTAAATTCACCTGACTTTGGATTCATTCTCATAAATGCTAGTTCATATTGATCAGGAATACCAAAAAATCTATACCCTGCCATTACACCACCATTATCTCTGAGAAAAGTTTTAAAATTATCTGACGTTTGATCCTTGGCACCAGTAGTATTTTCAAGTTTCTTTGCATCATTACCTTCGTCAGTTAAGACTGAATCCAATACAGCACTTTTTTGACTTACGTTAGCACCTACCTTAGGGTGAGCACCAACTTTTACATATTGAATTATGTTTTTGATTTCTTGTGCTTCTTTATAGTTTCTTGCAAACATTTTAAAAGCAAATGAATGGTTTCTAAAATTCATTTGACTAAATATCTGCTCAACATAAGGATTGAATACTTTTCCTTCTGTTAAACCTGCTAGAGAGTTCATGTTTAAATTCCCTCGTACGCCTAGGAAACCAGATAGAGCATTAGCACCTGATGCAATAGTAGAAGCAAAAAACTCTGGAAGCACAGCTCTTGCAGCGTCTTGAAGTGAACCTGCTACGCTTTCAAAATTGTTCTGCGTTCCACTGGTAAGTGCATTGATCGCAGCCATACCTCCAATACCTAAATTTGTTTGATTATATACTGGTGAATACTGAGCATTAATACCACCAGGAATTGCAAGATATGCTATTGAAGAATGATAATTTGTTTGACCTAAGTTTCTAGGATAATTATTTTGCCCGTAATATGCTTTACCACCATCATCATGATATACAGTTTTCTTTCTACGAATTCTTAGGTAATCTGTCTTTCCAGTAAGACTATCAGCTGAATCTCCATTAAAGTCTTGATCCATTACAGGGGGTTGTAATGGATAACGTAGGGTTGATTTACCGTAATCTCCGTCGTCTAAGAATTCAGTTGCCAAGATTTCTGCCTAAATACTAACATGGTCTCTATGTATTTATGAGGTATCAAGGAAAATATCGACCAAACTTTCCAAGAAAGTATAAAGGTGACCCCAATAACGTTATTTATAGATCGTCTTGGGAGTATAAGTTCATGAAATGGTGTGATATAACCTCCACGGTTCAAGAATGGGGTAGTGAAGAGATTATTATTCCCTATATTTCCCCTGTTGATGGTAAAAGACACAGATACTTTCCAGATTTCTATGTAAAGATAGAAGGTAGAAGGTATTTGGTTGAAGTTAAACCATTGAAACAAACAAAAGAACCTAAAACTCAGAAACGAATGACAAAACGTTATATTAATGAAGTCGTGACTTGGAGTGTCAATCAAGCAAAATGGAAAGCAGCATCTGAGTTTTGTAAAGATCAAAACTGGGAATTTATGTTGATCACCGAAAAGGAACTTAAAGTATAATGGCAATCATTAACACAGAACAAGCACAGTATCCTTCATATCAAGAGTTCCTAGCGTTCTCGAAGAAAGAAGATAATCATCCGAGTTTTACTAACCTGTTCTCGGTTCATTTTGCTGCACCTAGACTATTACAAAGTAACTTGGGACCTTCAGTAGGAGGAAGTAAAACAAAAAGATTACATCCAGAGACTCCTCAACTCCGCACTCTCTTAAATTACTATGCTAATTCTGTAAACCTTCCCAGTAAACAGATGACTACTGGTTCTTTCCTAAGTGTAGGAACAGCAATTAAGTATGCGACTAACCAAGCGTACAGTCAGATGAATATATCTTTCATTATGCCACGTTCACAGTATACTAGAGCATTTTTTGAAGAGTGGACTACAAGAATTTCCGCTGATTCAAATCAATATGTAGAATTTTATGATGATTATGTTTGTCCATCACTTAGAGTATATAAATGGGAGAGAGGTGGAGGAAAAGATGTAGTGCAAGATGAGAAAATGATCAAAGCATTGAAGGATGCAGGTGATCCTTATCTAATTGCAAAACAATATAGAGTCACTGCGGTATGGGAGATGAGAAATGTATTTCCCTTTAACATTGGATCAATTCAATTAAACAATGATACCTCTAGAGCAATGACTCTGACAGTAGGACTCTTATATGAACGCTATCGTCTTACAGTTGCGGATGACTTCAGTGATCCTGGCACATATCAGTTTCCTGGTGATAGTAATCCATTTACATCAAACATTCCTCAACTTGATAGATATAATAGTGCAGTCTTCTAAAACCAAAATCGACTTTTAGTTCCCAGATAACCGCAAAAAAAATCCCGCCAAAAATTTGACCCCTAGGGTTTTTGACTAAATAACTATACTGAATTGAACTTCTATGGCATTACCTAAGTTAAATGTACCAAAGTACAAAATGAAACTACCGTCAGATGGTAGAACGGTGAATTATAGACCATTCCTCGTTAAAGAAGAGAAACTTTTACTTCTCGCAACTCAATCTCAAGACCAAGAACAGTTAATCGTTGCTATTAAAGATATCATGGCTGCTTGCACAGATATCAAGGATATTGATAAATTGGCAACTTTTGACATTGAATACCTTTTCTTACAGATTAGAACTAAATCTGTTGGTGAAACTGTGAAGGTCTCTTTGACCTGCCCTGATGATGGTGAAACTACTGTTGAAGTAGATATTCCTCTTGATGAAATCAAAGTCAAAAAGACTAGAGGTCACAAAACTGATCTTAAAATTACTGATGAAGTCACGGTTACTATGGGGTATCCAAGTTTAGATACTTTTGTTAGTATGAACTTTGTTGGTGATGGTTCTGAAGTGGGTGTTGATCAAGTCTTTGAAATGGCAGGAAGTTGTATCAAGACAATTTCTGATCCAGAACAAGTTTATGACTGTCAGGACGTACCTAAAAAAGAAATTCAAGACTTCTTTGAAGGTATGGACACTAAACAGTTTCAAATGGTTCAAGACTTTTTTGAAACTATGCCGAAACTAACTCACACAGTTAAGGTTACGAATCCAAACACAGGTGTTGAGA